ATCCAGCAGATCAAGTTATGGGATTAACGGGATTAGGAGCTACATCTTCAACTGTAAGGTCTTTCATATTTTTTGTACCACCCCACTCTTCATAGACTTTCTTAGTCACTCCTAAATTTGTTTCTCCACCTGGGTCTTCAGGATGATCGACATATCCCCCTTCATGATGAAGAAGCATTTTTAAACATTCTTCAAAATTTTCTTTCATTTTTTCTTACTCCCTTTTTCTTCTGCATAAAGATTATTGAATATTTGATTTACGTCAAGCGTATAATCTAAATTAGATTTTGAGTAATGAATGTGTTGTGATGGTAAAAAATCTGGAGCACCATCTCCAGTTTCAAACCATGCAGGGTGTGTAACCCTCACACGATTATTAGGCAAAGCTATAATATTGCCTGTCCAAGAACCAGCATCTAACAATTCCATAACATGACTTTGTTTATGTTGTGCAGGATCGTCTGCTATTTCACTGTCTGTATAATCAACAGTAAAATAATATTTAGCAGGATAAAACTCGCCATCTATTTTAGCCAGCCAAGGACAAGGTGTTGCTCTATCTAAAACATAAACTGCATGATTGCGAGAAGCACAATCCCAAGGTTGTGCTTGATGCGTAAGCATTGGTTCAGGCCACTCTTCAAAAGGTGTATCACCCACCAATCCTGTTATGGGCATCCTAGCCCACATCGCACCACCATGTACGTTTGTTTCATCTGTGTCGTCTGTCTCGCATCCAGTAAAAATTACTTGGAAGCTAAGACACCTATTCGGTATGGTCGTTACAGCTATCACCATAGCATGAAGAAATTCTCCTTGGTATCTACTATGGTTGCAAGTGTACTCCCTCCGCACCCAACATTTAAAGTGCGGTACATTGCTCTGTAAATATGCCATTACTTTTTGACTTTACCGCCTCTCTTATAACCTTTCTTACGCATACCGACTTTACCGCCCATTGCGTAACCTTTTTTCTTTACTTTACCTCCACCCATCATTTTTTTAGTTTTGCGACCTTGCATTGAGCCGCCTTTCGCACCGCCTTTAGACTTCATAATTTTCTCCTTAGTTATTTTTTACCTACTTTTTTAACACGTTCGAATGAACGTAATCCAGCAAGACCCAACATTCCAGTTAAAATCGGAACCATCATGGATACGTCCACTTGAGGAATAACAACCCCAAATGGTGCAGCCAGTGGGCTTACTAAATAGTTTATAACAAAGCCTGACAAACAAACATAAGCAGTCAATGGTCGCCAAGAACTTTGAAACCAGTTTCCTTTCGCATCTTCTTTGTTTATTGCAAGCTGTGCTAATAAAGCCTCTTGAGCGTGTTTCTCGCCCATAGTAGCTATTTCGTGAGCCAAAGCAGCCTTTTGATCTTTGTCTTCGATAAATTTGTCTAAAAGACCTGTTACTGGACCTACTAAACTCGTTAATACACTCAAATTGGAACTCCCCTTATATCTGCTAAATCTTGTAAATTCTTTTCTTTCTTGCCTCCATCATACTCCCAAGCGTATCCATTTGCAATCATTTCATTGTTTATACTGTTTTCAGATTTATTGCTATAAAACCAACCTAACATTCTACCATATTTTCCGTCTTTTTCTGTTTTTACAATTAAATCTTTAGAACCTTCTAATCTTTCCGTAAGATAAGCTTTAGCCTCAAGACCAAATACTTTTTCCTCTGCATCTCTTGTTCTGCTTTCAGGAGTGTCTATACCAGCAAGTCGCACACGTTCTTTTTTAGAAAGGTCAAATCCCAAGTCTATTATAACGTCAACAGTATCGCCATCTACGACTTTTACTATTTCCTTAACTGCATATTCGTACATCACTCCTCCTTATTTTTTTTATTTAAAACACTTCCTGTTAATATGGCTCCAAATGACAAATGAAACAAGCCCCCACCCATCAAAGTGTATGGATTATGGTGGTCTGTCATTTTTCTCATAAGTTCCATTTGAAGTTGGGTATCCTCCATTGTATTCATTGTATTTATAAAACTAGCTATCTCTGGTCTATTTACGCCATACCACACAGGAACGAGGACAAAATCAAATAAACATATAAAGAGATACACTCCCAAAGCTATTGATTGGAAGTTAACATTAGCCATTCTTTGTAAAAGCACTGGAGGCTATGAAGGCTCCAATTATACCCATATTTGAAAGAACCCAAGTGCTACCAATACTACTTAAATGATCCAATCTATCCAACGGAACGAGATCTGTCATAAGCACTGCAATATAAGCTGTAACGGACACCGCAGAGAACCAGACCATATATCTTTGTTGATCTTGTTTGGCGTTATCGTTCTCCAGACGGATCTTTCTCTCCATAATCTCAAGGTCGTCTATTTGTTCATCTCCATTACTATCTAACTTAGCTGCAAATTCTTTAGCTGCTTTACCTTTAAAAGTCTTTTGTGTCATTTAAACGCCTCCTTCATTGAGTTCATTAAATCTTTAACTGTAACTCGTTTTTCTTTTGGGTCATAAAGACATACGATTTCTCTAGGACAAGCATCAATGCTTTCCATGATTTCAATACCTCCACTTCCGTTAGCTCCTTCATACAGACACCAGTATTGTCTTGTTGTTTTTCCTCGAAAACTTTCATGAACTTTTTCGACTTTTTTAAGTCTGCAAATTGTATATCCCCCATTGTCGAGGGTTGGCCTCTTGTAATGCTCATGCGCTTCTGTCCACGAGCCAGAGGCCGTATGCAATAGCAATGAGAATAGCAGTGCCAATGCCAAGGGTGCAAATAAGGATAACCCAGAATAAAATCTTTTCTTTTCTTTCTTGTGCTTCATAAATTTCTTTCTGTCTACGCTTACGAATAGTTCCTTCCATCTGAACTAATTCCTCCCAAGCTGAAGTTCCATGTGCAAACATTATGAAGGTTTTCAATTCGTCACGCTGCTGTTGTAATTTTTTTTTAGCAGCGAAAGCTTCGATAGCTTCCTGCTCTATACTCTGTCCATTGAAAACTTTAGAAAATAAAGTCGGATTTTTGGCTCGTTTTTCAATGTTTGATACGTCTGAAACAGCACCCATCCAGCGAGACAAATCTTGTGTCATGCTTTCCAGTTCTCGACCTGCCATGAACGCTTTTTTTATTCCACCAAAGGCGGCTGTGGCAGTTGAGATAGCCGCACTTATAGTGATCGGATCCATACTACATCCGTATGACGATTGTTATGAGTAGAAGAAAAGTAGCACCAAAAGCACTAATAAGGATATTTTCAATCCTCCGAAAACGATTGTAAATGTCCTTAAACTGAATATTGGCTTCAGTTTCGAGGCGAGTAGTGCGTGAATCAAGAGAGTGTATCTCTTGGTTAAGGGAATTTACTGTTGGCTTTGTCAACTCTTCTTCTTAGCTTTCTTTGTTGTTTTTTTCTTAACTTCAACTTTAGGCTTTTCTTCCCAAGCTTCATTTTCAGGCGTATCTGGATTATCAGCTACATAATGACCAGCGGCAGTTCTTGCACGAACCATAACGGTTTCCGCAACTTCTTTCGCTTTATTTATAGCTTCTCTACGCATAACTTTCGCTTCTTTCATTTGTTTAGCGATTTTTTCATAGACTGATGATGACATTATTGCCTCCTTGATAAGTTATTCATTGCAGCAATATCACGCTGCGTTTGTATTCTATCTTCTGCAATACGAGTTTTATCTTGCAGAGCTTCCTCTGAAATATCAATTCGTTGTTGCTGTACGAGAGCATCGTTTCTTTCTTTCTCTCTGTCAAGTTCTTGAGATCTATCAAATTCTTCTTTCTTTCTCTCAATATCAGCACCTTTCAATGCTAATTCCTGCTTCCTAATCGTCACAAGTGGATCTTCTGACTTCTCAGGTGTAACACTTTGAGCATATTGCTCTATCATCTCTGCAGCCAAGCTTGCAGCCATGTTCTGAACTTGCTCTTGTATCTGTGCTTGGAACTCAGGACTTGTCTGCATCATCTGTTGTGCTTCAGGTGGTAAATTAGCCATAATCTCCTCTTGAGCCTGTATCTCTGCAAATATTCCTATATGCTCCTGAATATGACCCTGTACAACCGCAATAGCATTCATATTAGATTGCACTGCAGGAGTAGACATTATCGCTAGGTGAGCCTTAATATGAGCCTGATGGTCTTGCTGTGGAAATGCTTGTGCCATTCCTCCTGTTAAAAACGCTTGATTCTCCTTTGCAGGGTTCATTGGCATAGGTTGTGGAGGGGGTGGTAGTATAGCTTCAATATTACCAACACCAAGAGCCTCGTACATTTTACGATATGCCTGATATAAACCTTGTGGACCACCATGTATCTGTGGGTTTGACTGCACAAGTTGTAATTGTGTCTGTGCAAGTGAAATCCTCTGTGACATAGAGAATATGTTGGGGTCGCTAACTGGTAATACATCAATTCTGCTATCAAAGTCTTGTGCTTTTATCTCAGGTGGACCTCCTGCAGCCATATAAGGATATGGTGTAGGGTTTTCTGAGAATATCCTAGATAACAGTTTAAATTCTATCTTTTGTGAATAATGCAGACGTTTATGTATCGCAGACATAACTTTTGTGCCACGCTCCATAATAGCCATAGTTGTTCCTACAGGCATTTCACCGCCCATCTCCGCAACTTTCATGTCTGCCATTGAAGCAAAACGTCTACCTGCATCAACCAAAGTTCCTAAAAGACTATACAAAGTTCCTGATGGCTCTTTAAACGGCAATGGCATTAAGGAACCCCTAATATCACCACCTATTGCATCTATATCTCTAAATTCTCCTGGCTGGATTGGATTGTCCTCATCACGAATACGAGCACCACGAGACTTAAAACCTGCAGGGAGATTAGAGAGAGTACCTGCATCAATAAGTTGCCGTAGTAATGATGTAGAAGCTTGAGCAAGACCTCCAATCATATGAGTAAGACCAAATCCATAAAATCCAAGGCCAGGAAGAAACTTATAATGTATAAAATACTGCTTCTGTTTTCGCATCATGTCTTGTTCGTTATAGTTTCTACGAATAGCCAAAACTTCGCTTGTCTCTTTAAGAATTGTAACAATATATGGTAGTTTCAAACCTGATGGTTGTCCGTCTGCACCCATATCTTCAAAACCTTCAATATCAAGATTTGTATGGACTTCATATATCGTCAATTCTTCATTTACGCTTGATGGTCCTACCCCCTGTATATCGTCTACTGCTTCTTGAACCTGTGATAAATTGCTAATAGATCCAGTAGACGGTAATTCAAGATCACGGTAAAAACCTGCAATTTGCATCTTTCGTACTTCATTCTCACTCATACGAATAATGTGTGTTATTCTAGGGCTTGTAAGTAAATCAGTTGCAGCATAAGGAACAACCAAGTCTTCAGCATAGACAAACTTGCTTACGGCTCTTTGTAACAACGGATCAAAGTAAACTTTTTTAAACGTAGAACCCACAATCGGTAGATAGAACAACATCTGGTCTAATTCAGGGTCATACTCCTCCATCTCGTAAGTAATTTGATAATTCATATACTCTTTAATACGTTCTGCTTGTGCAGAAAGCATAGGATTATCAGCACCTATAACCTGTGTACGAACAGGACCACCTGCAGGTAACATCTCACGATAAGCTTGTGCTTGAAACTGTGTTACAGACTCTGCAAGCAATGGATGAACAACTCCAGAAGCTCCTTCAAATGGTTGTGACCTCTCTTCTGGCTTCATACCTAGAAAAGACAAGCCATCCTTGTAGTTATCTTCCCACTCTTTACGAGAGGATATATCATCATCTATATCACCAATAAGGTCATTGGATATAGGTCCTAAAACACTGTCATCAACAAAATCAGCTATATTAGCGTTAAAATCCATTGGCTGTTGCATCATTTCGGTTTGTTCTTCAAACTCACCTATGATAGCAGTGCCATCATCAAACTCTGTAATGTCTTTTTCTTTATCAAACTCAATCAGGTCTATCTCTGCCTGTTCAAGTTCTGGAGATACACCATCGACATTACCACCAGCCCCTGTTCCTGTTTCAACTGCCATTATCCAAACATCCCCATGTTATATGAAAATTTATCTGCCATATTCTTTTCATTTGCTATATCTAAAAGAGCTTTTCTTGCTGCTGGACTTTTTGCTTTATCTGCTTTTGCTAATGCAACTAAATACTCATCAGACGCATCACCACTTTTTAAAGCATTTTTTATTGCTTTATCTGGTGTTGAGGCAGACTCGCCCCCATCTAGGGAGGAAAAGGGAACAGAAAACTGCCCCAACCCATATTGATTCGTGTCAACAGAACCACCTGTGTTAAAACCTCTGCCAGGACGCACTCGATATTCATTCTCTTGAGCAACACCACGACCATACATAATTTCACGAGCTAATTTTTCAGCTATCTCAGGTGGATATCCCATGCCCTCGAATTTAAGCATGAGGTCTTCGAGAGCACCCTCTGTTTCAGTTTGGCTCATTACCTAACACCTACAAACTTTGTACCTGCAATGGCTGCTTTACCACCACGAGAATGTCCTTTGACTTCTCCACCTTGCTCATACTTCTTAGCTAAAGATGGGTTCATCTTTTGTTGAACTGGTTCAGGAAGCTTTGAAAAACCTTTTAATTTAGAAGGAACTTCTCCTCCTGTTTTAAATGGTCTTGGTTTTTTATTTGTTTTAGATTTATTAAATAATTTTCTAGGTAAGTTTTTCATCATCTCACCTCCACTACCAATTAAGGTTTGTATTCTTTCTTTATCCGCATTTGATATACTATTACCTGTCTCCTGAGAAATTAGACGTTTTATTTTTCTCATATCTGCATTTGATATAGATCTTCCAGTTTCACCACTCATATTAATCTCCTTTAATAATACTCTCTTCTACTTCGCCACTGCTTATCTTCATCCTCGTCATAGTCATCTGGAGTTATAATAAAACCCCCTTGTCTAAATCGCAGTATAGCCTGAGTCATGCTATCTGCCAAGTCATCATGTTCACCATTTGGAAAAGCAGCACATTCTTCGACCACCTCTTCTGCAAATTTGGTGTCAGGACACCATACCATACCACTTTCAAACACTGGAGAGCAAGCATTCATTCTCGTAAACTTATCCGCACCCCTACTTGGAGTGAATGGAGTAACAGGAATACCCATACGAATAAGCTCTTGCGACAAGGGCATACCACTCGCTTTTTGCTCTATTAAAATCATATCTGGTTCGTATTTATCGTGCAATTCATAGGCAATATTCTTTAATTCTGGAAAATCCCACCGTCCTCTTACGGCATCTAACAAAATAATTGCATCTGCCCCACCTTCTTCAGGTTGAAATATACCCCATGTGGTAATAGCACTATAGTCAGCCCTATCAGACTTACTAAATGCCGTATCGTAACTCTGAATAATGTAATCACAATTAGGAGGGTCTAATTTTTCCCATATTTGCCACCATTCTCGCTTAATAATAGCACCCTCTTCAGCAGTTGGGTTCTGCATATATTGAGAGTTCCACTTTGATACAGGAATAGAAGCTTTTACACCCTCAAGTTCTTTTAAACTCCAGAACTCAGGCCATAATGGTTTACCAGAAGGCATAATTGCAGGAAACTCCACAACATCCCACTTATCTGCTCCTGTTTCGCTCTGTTTATGCAACACTTTTGCCGTTAAATCACGAATACTCCATCGTGTCATAACGATTATCAAGGCTCCCCCTGGTTGAAGTCTTTGTCTTGGTCCAGATGTGTACCACTCGTAAATATGATCTAAAGCAGTAGGACTTAGTGCATCTTGCTCAGATACAGGGTCATCAATAATACAAAGGTCAGCACCACGACCAGCAAGAGCACCACCAACCCCCACAGCATAATACTCTCCACCGCCTGAAGTTGACCATCTTCCACTCGCTTTTGCGTCTGTCGCCAATTTAACATTTGGAAAAACATCTCTAAAATCCTCGCTATCAATAAGGTTTTTAACTTTTCTACCAAAACCCACAGCTAATTCTGCCGTGTGCGTTGCCTGAATAATCTTTTTTGATGGATCTCTGCCCATAAGCCACGCTGGAAACAAATAAGACGCAAATTCTGACTTTGTATGTCTGGGAGGCATATTAATAATCAAACGCTTAATCTTACCATCTGCAACGTCTTGTAGTTTTTGCCCATAAATCTTGTGATGCGAACCCTCAATAAACTGAGGCCACACAGTCTTTACAAAATTAAGAAAGTTATCGTGCTTTTTCTGCCTATTATCTAAAGTAGAAAGACGCTCCAACATAGGAGCAAGTTTAGTTAACTCATCGTCTGTAAGGTAATCCTCTAAACCTTCTATATTAGGAAGATCTTTCATACATTACGCTAATGCTTGTAAGAAATTATCCACAGCGTTATTTAAACTAGGATTTACCTGACCTCCCATCTGCATACCTGCAGGTGTTTTAGTCTGATTCGCTGCAATACCCTGACCACCAAGACCTGCCTCCATCATCACACACAATTTTGTGTTAGGATCGTACACATATGGCAACGGACAACTATACGTTCCATCTTCACCTAAAATAGGGTCTGGAACAGTCGGCTCTGCTATTTTCTCAATTTTCTTCTGAACATTATCTGGAAGACCAATATCACCTACTGATTGAGCTTCACCTGGTCCTATAGTACCTGCCTTTAATCCCAAAAACTTTTCTATAAAGTTACGTTGATCTGTTCCTGTGCCAATATCGAAAGTATCAAAATCATATAAAGGATTAGTTTCTTTTTTACCACCACCAAATAAGTTTCCAAAAATACCTTGACCTTGCCCTTCACCACCCATAGCTTGCATAATTCCCAATGCCATACCAGCAGTAGGATTAAACATACCAACAATTAATGGTAGTAACGATCCAATACCTCCTGAAAGCAAACCACCCTGTTGATTTGTTACATTATCAGTAGTAGCTGCTCCAGTATCAACAGATGTGCTATCACCAGATGTGCTATCAACAGATTTAACATTTTTAACTGCTTGCTCCACCAGAGATGAAAGAGGTGGTCTTTCTCTTCTAGCTCTTTCAAAAGGATCTAACCCTGCAGGAGATGTATCAAACTCACCCATACTACCAACATTGAAAGGATCAGCAATTTTAGGAGTTCCTGTACCAATATCAAAGGCATCAAAATCATATAAAGTATTAGGATTAAGACCTGCCCCCCCTCTTTTTGGTGGTAATGGAGGTGCTACATCCATAGGTGCTTTCATATCTAATACATCTGTATCAAGTTTGTTAACATCAATTATATCTATTGGTTGTATCGTATAACTAGGTTTTTCTTCACTAAAAGGACTTACGTAACCAGGCCCTATATAAGATTTTTGATCTTCTTTAAAAGGTGAATATAAAATTTCTGATGGATCTTCAATATTAGCATATGTATTCAATATTTTTGGATATCTAAGATCATCTATTTGCTCATCAAAAGTTAAAAATGAAGAGGGACGAGAACCAAATTTAGTAGGAGAATCAAAATTAACTTGCTGAGTAGTGTCCACATTAGCTTGAGGCAACAAACCTGCAGGTCCTTGTGGGCCACTAAATAAAGGACTTTTTTGTGGTATTTCCTTTATTTCAGGACCTGGGCCAGGGCCTGTAAAAAGCTCTACAACTGGTGTATCAAGAAAATCTTTAACACTAGAAACAACATTAGGTAAAGTTTTTGTAAAAAAATTAGGTATTGTTTTATCTAAATTAAAATCTTTTTCTTTTTCCACAGAAGGAACTATGTTCGTCTTACTAATAGGATTAGTCGGACCACCACCCCTTAAATACTGAACCTCACCACCATTGGCTAAACCAACCTTATCCATAGCGAAACCAACAGGATTCAATACATTAGTCACATCTTCCAAATCCAAATTAGATATAACATCACTAATCACACTATTAATACCAGTTTTGTCTAAAAGAGTATTAATTGGTCCAGAAGCTTCTCTTCCTAAAGCTGAAATTGGATTAGCAGCATCAAGAGCTACACCAAATAAATTCCTATCTGTAGTAGTCGAAGGAAGTGTTTCTTCTGGTTGTAACATTCGGTCTTTAAAAGTAACATTACCTTCACGATCTTTTACAAAATCTGGAATAACCATATCGTGAAGGCCCATAAGACTATTAAAAGTACCAGGCAAACTAAAATTTCCATGCTGTAAACCTCTTGCCTTATCATAGCCAGGATCACCTGGCATAACTATAGGATTAGAATCATACGTTGACCTTACACCCATATCGTAAGCAACTTTTGGATCATCTTGTGCTCTTTTATCAGGACCAGAAAAATAAGACCCCTTTATTAATTTATCAACTTGAGATTGTATAGCTCTACTTCTCGCTGCAGCTTCTTCATTCGTACCAAGACGATTTTCAGCAAGAGGATCTAATCTTCTAAGTTTAGCCTCTCTCATACGACCAACACCGCCACCTTTAGCATAACCTTGTAAACCTTGGAAGGGTTGAATATTATTCTTAGGAAAAGTTCCTAAACTACTTAAAAAATCCTGTAAAACTTTGTTTTTTTCTATCTCTTGAGGACTGTTTGGATCTATCACTGCAGCCTTATATTCATCTCTCATACCTACACCTGGAATCCTTGGAATATAATTACCTGATGTATCTGGAAAAGTTCCACTATCCATGCTAGTGCCAAAAGGATTACCAGAATTTAAAGGTTGCGTTGCATTATACGCAAAAGGTGAACCAAACATACCAAGTCCACCCATACCACCAAAGCCCCCCATTCCACCATAACCCATCCCCATGCCCATATAAGGGTTCATCATGGGCATCATTGGCATACCAAAACCCCCTGCCATACCACCATAATGCAAACCTTGAACATTAGGTAGATCTTCAGATTTCTGTCGTGGTGCAGATAAACTTTCCAACAAATCGTTAAACTTCCTCCTCTGGTCAGCCGTATTTCCCATCTGCATATCAACTTTTGGTTGATTGACCACAGGCAGAGGCATTGCAGACGGATTTTGAGCAGTTGGATTTGCCCCCATTGGGGTAACTGGAGCCATTGGATTAGGCATACGACCAATCGGATTGTTCATTACTGCACCACCTTTTTAAAAATTTTAAAAAGAAGTGTAATTTAAACAGATGTATTTGACAACACTTTTTCTAGTTCGCTAGAACTTTGCTTCAGAATACGCTCCAAATGATCGCCATCTACGCTACCAATAGACAAAACATCGTCAATAGACCCCTTCAAACGCCTAATACGCTTAAAATCAAAATCCGTTAGCGTAGAACCTACGGAATCTATGGTATCTTTACCAACTTTTACGTTACTTTCGCTACCTAAAGCACGAGCAACCACCACAGGAATACGTTTTTCACCACTTTCGTAGTAATTGTACATCCTCATGCTCACCCCTAGCAAATCTGCCATAGCTCTCTGCGTCATCCCACGACCCTTACGAGCCTCACGCAACTCTTTCGCCTCTAAATCACTAAACTTACGGTCTTTCATCAAGAACCTCCAGTAACCCTGCTGCTATAAAATCATCCATAAGCACCTTGTCGCTATGAAATCTAAAAATCTCTGTGGGAGTCACACCAGTATCTAACGCTGAGTTCGCTAAATTCTTACGAAACTCCTCACCGTGACCAGGTATTGTAGTGTTCTTCGCCATAAACTCTACGAACTCCTTCGGAGAACCTATGCTTAACTCTTGGTCTATATGACCGAAATCTACTTTAAGCCTCATAATTGATCCTTTCTATTCTCTCAATATAGTATATGCAATTATTGCACTGATTGTCAAGGGAACCATGATTGTTTGTGGGAAACAGGGGGTTTTTGCCAAATTTTGCAAGTTTTTTTTAGGGGGGGTCGCACTTTTTTAAAATCAATCCGATCCGTTCACTTTTAGAACTTAGGGTACCTGCCAAAAAAAAGGCCGTCTAAAAAGACGGCCTAGTTTTTTATATTTGGTTTTTATTATCTGTAAGTTGGCCTTGATATTATTATAGTTTTTAAGCTTTCCAATCTGGCCTTTTCTTTTTGCTCTTGCCAGAAATTTAATTGGTCAACTGGTAAATTTACAAAGCTTGATCTAGTAAACTCATTATCAACTAATATCATTTCAGAATTTGCTTCTTGAACTTCTACAGTCTTATTTATTTTATAAGATGTATTGGTTACACCGTCACCGTAATTGAAACCGTTATTTATGAATGTTTCTGTTGGTAATATTTTACTTGCAATCGCTTCACCGTATACAACTTGTAGCCTATCTCTAAGATTAGAGATATAAACTCTAACCTTGTTTGGTGCATCTGAATTACTCATATTCATATAGCTAATAATATCATTAACATTCATTTCATTATTATAAATCAGATTGTATAAAGGTATCATATTACTATTTGATCTAATCTGCCTTGCACCTTCTGGAATAGGTAGATCTAAAATATTATCTGGTAGATCAATTGTTCTAGTTATTGGTGCATCTGATACTTGGAACCTATCAAGAGTTGTAGTTAATAAGTTTTGAAGAAATAAGGCCCAACAAGTAATAGCGTTGATCTCTAGTGTTGAATGAAATTGCCTTGCTTCAATGGTTTGAAATGTTGAATATTTCTTTAAGCTTAAAGCTTGATATTTATCATTGCCGTCTGTGTATGGGTGCAAGTCAACAATATCTGTTATTGTCGTGACATCTAAGCTTTGAATAGTTGGACAAGTTGGAACCGCCCAACTATATGAGCCTTCACCATTTCTACAAGTTCTCATGAATGTATAAATAGTACTTTGATCAAATGAATATCTTTTCATCATCTCAGCTATTATCATAGGTTCAACTAGTGTTGTTTCATCCCATAAAGCTTTAACTTTGTTTCTATTTGGGACAACTGGACAAGTTGTAAGATTTCTATAATGAAAGTGATCTCTAGACGTTTCAAAGAACTCTTTATTAGAAACACCGTCTTTTATTGAAAGTAATTTTAGGTGACAATGTAAGCCAGTATTGTCTGTATTAACTTTAATTTTAATATTGTTAGCCCTGCAATTATCCTTAAATGTTTTTAGTAGGTTTCTCATATACTCTATATATAATGGACAAATTGGGCTAGGGAAACCGTTAAATTCGAACATACGGCCTTTGTTTTGGTAATTATAAGCGGCACTGGCATCAGTCTTAATCTCATTTTCGTTGGCATACTCACCAAATAAAGACTGTATTAAATCCAAATGTCTTGATTTCAACATTTCACCGTCTTTGTACGCCACAAATTCTATTTCAAGAGATACAGTTGGCCTAAAACCAGTACTGGTTTCATCTAAATTTGCTATTGGTAAGCTACTTATTATTCTATCTATATTCATCGTTTTTCCTTAAGTTGTTGTTTTTATTACGTTTTTTTAATTATAGTAAGGTATAGAATAACCTTAAGTAAAGTATTGCATATAACGTACCATATAACAAGTAAAAGTTTGGTATTTTATGGATTAAATCGAACAATTGTTAGGTTTAATTAGGTTTGGCGTTGGGCTGAAACGCTGGAAAAACAGGTAAAACGCTGGGAAAAGGTGGGGCCAATCCAATATAAAACCGAACCAAAGGCTCCGATCCGATCCGATTCCGATCCGATGTCCGACTTCCGATTACCTGGCAGCAACACCTGGTTGCTGTGGCGTTAAGTCGAACAATTCTTCGACTTAATCCGAGCTGTCTTCCAGGGGCACATAAAAAAAGCCCCCAAAGTGGGGGCTACAGGTATGCCGTGACGTAGGCAAATATAATTGTAAATAATATTATCCGAGTAAGTGCATAAGCCAAATCGCTCCTCCGACAACCGCCATCAAGGCAAATCCTTCAATGACGTTCCAAATTTTTTCTTTTAATCCCATACTTTTTGCTCCACTTGTTCTGTGTAGCCAAGCATATAATCAGTTTGCTCTACTAAAGTCATATCTTTTTGCTCGACCCTTGTGCCGTGTCCAGTTCCTTGAGGCCAGTAGTGAGGATCAAAATCTCTATGATAATAAAAGTCTGCACTTCCACGATCATAAGGGCTACCATGTTTCTTATTAATTTCTAAAGTCATTTTACTAATCCTTCTTTTGTGTTTGCGTTTATATATATAATATAATGCAATGATTGCATTGTGTCAACACCTAAATGAAAAAAAAATAAACTTTTTTTTACTGGCTGCAGGTAGCAGCGTCCAGCCGCTACAGGAAAGAACTCGAACAAATGTTCGACTTAAAAGAATCCAGCAGCGGCTGCCAGCAGGACAAAAAAAAACCCCCAACATTTCTGCTGGAGGTTTTGTTCGATTTAACTCCGATCCGATTATTCGATATGTTCTAAAGCTAACTTGATACTAAGATGATTATAAACACCGCCATCAGGTGTTCGTCTTCCTTTGAAATCTTCAGCCATAATCTTTACGGCTTTCTTTACTCCGTGATTTAAAACTAAATCTCTTGCGTATCTGTAAAGTGGTTCATCGTTATAGATCCACAGACAAATATTCCAAGAGTTCCAAGATCTATGTCCATTGTATTCTCGCATTGTGTCGTTCCCTTTCTATATAATATACCATAAGTTACCATACTCTCCCAACCCTGTCAACAACTAAATTAAAAAAATAAAAAAAAATTTACGGCAGCTCTCCTGGCAACTGCAGCCTGGTTCCCAGGGGAATAAGTCGAACAAATGTTCGGTTTTACTGTTGCTGCCCAGGGCGGCTGCCAGGGAAGGCAGCGATTTCGAGGAAGTCACGGAGAGTATTGCCAGGGAAAACACCCCAATCCAGCGGCCCGACCAGGTAAACAGCGGCCCGAATCCGAACAATTATTCGGTTTGATCCGAAGAAACAGCCAGGGCAGCTGGGGCACGGCAGACTTCCCTGGCGTGGAGCTACTGCACAGGGTGCTTAAACCGAACAAGTTTTCGACTTATGGCTCCGATGCTGGCTCCGATTCAAAAAAATACTGCAACAGCAGGTGTGCCCAACTCTGCCAGCTCCGATTAAACCGAACAAGTCCGTTTGAGGCAGGCCCGATTGTTATTCTGCTGGTATTACCACATTCTCGCTATTATCAACTATTTTGTTGGGATTATCTGGGTCAGGCGTAATATCCTTCATGCGTGACTGAGCTATCTTCATAAAATCCCCTAGTTTTTCAAGGATTTGCTCTCGTGACATTGCATCCACGTTCTCGTGCTTTACATGGGTTTTGTTAACAAGTAGTCCTGTCGCCTTTAATCTTAGCTCTTCAGCCCTTATCGCATCACCGAATTTACCTAAATCAAGTGCTTTGTCACGAATGAACTGTAGATCTCTTACAGACTTCGCTACAGTGACACCAAATTTGCTCTCTAACTCCCCTCTCATCTCATCTAGTCGTTCTTGTACTGCAACAATGCGTAAGAGCCTTACTGCGTCAACTGTGGGGTTTGAATATCCTGCTTCTCTAGCAGAAGCTGTTTGGGTCATATCTTTATGCACATAGTTATTCAGAAACTCTTGTTGTTTCTTATTCAACCTTCGGTATCCTGCTACCGACTGTTCTTTAGTCATATTATCTCCGAACTTAGGCATAATCGAACAATTCCTCGTGTTATGGTGTTATGGGATAATATCAAAAAAAAATTCCACTGACAAGGTACTATCAGTAGAAGGTATAATGGGTTCTTCCAGACCCATATACCTCTCTCTATAGAGAGTGGAACTCGTGGAACTGTGGAACTCGTTTAAAAACAATGACTTACAGTATATTCTTAAACTTCCACGACCCAAATGGAACTCTGGAAACTTTAAAAATAATTGTTTAAAAACAGTAGGTTATAATTTCCACTGAAGTTTTTCCACGAGTGGAACTCTGGAAATGGAAAAAGTAACCCCCAATATAGGGGGTTATCTAGCTAATTCGTCATAGTTTAAATCGTACATATCTGTAGCTTCGTCATAAGCTTCGTATAGCTTTTCGATAGTTACCTTATCGTACATATCAAAGTCCTGATAACCTCTCCTGATAGACTCAAAATATCGGTCACTAGGAACTGCATAATCTCTATGTCGCATCATGTAAGTAAAGCCCATACCAACATCTACCCTTTGGTATAGTCTTGGAGCACCCTCATATCTGTCGAGTGCTTTGACGCAATCATCTGTAACATCCCAGATACCTACTGGTACAAACTCGCCTTCTTTCTTAATGATGTCAGCCACACCTCTAAATACTAGCTTGTAGTCTGGTAAATACATTTTACCAAGTGGTGTAGCATTAGGACATCTGAAAGACATCTGTTCTTTGTTTAAGTTACTGCCGTAAGCAATATAAATCATAAGGTTTTCACCTCCTTTCGAAATATAATATATGCAATAGTTGCATTAATGTCAAGGATTAATTTAATAAGATGCCCCCCATATTTGAGTATGGGAGGGCTAAACGTATCGTGTCCTAATCGCCAAAGTCACAATCTAGGTGGATGTAAACTATATTGCTTAATTTACATCTGTGGGATCGCCTTTGGTGCAGGGGATGTTGTCGAACAATGAATACAAAAAACGACCAAATTGTAAAAGCTCATCTTTTCACAATTACGCTCTCCCTGCTTACGTTCCTTTAAACTTCTAAACCAGTGTGGCCTCGCTTAATATTGTATACTAAATCGAACAAGTCTTCGTTTTCCTGGATTGGATCCACTGTTGGCATCATGCCCATTTCTTCAAAAGTATTAAACGTACCAAATGCTTTTGCTTTTTCTGGTTTACTGTATTGAAAGTTAATAATATTCATAGATTTTCTATATCTTTTATTAACTAATCTGTTTTTTACTTTTAATCTGTTATAATTTTTTTTATATTTATAATTCTTAATAAATTCTTCTGTGTTCATTTTTTATTCCTTTTTATGGTTTTTCAACGGTTAAATTAAGAAACATTCCTAGACTTTGATGTAAGCGATCCTTCGCAATTTCAACGTATTCTGGGTTTAGTTCACATAGAATAGCGTTTCTATTTAGATTATTTGCAACTTGTGCAGTTGTTCCTGACCCACCAAATGGATCTAGTACTGTACCTCCCTCTGGACAACCTGCCAGAATACATGGCTTAATAAGCTCTGGAGGATAGGTTGCAAAGTGTGCTTCCTTGTAAGCTATGGGAGATACTGACCATACAGAGCGTTTGTTTTTTGTTTCATAAGATTTTTCAAGTCCACTGTGAGGTTGTAAACCAGTTCCCTCATTGTGATATTTCCCACTTGATCTATCTCTTGTACCCCAATCTTGTTTAACTTTTTCTTTAATAGCTTCACTGTCATAATAATACTTTGGTGACTTACTTAATAAAAATATATACTCATGTGCCTTTGTGCAACGATCTGTTACACTTTCTGGCATTGGATTAGGTTTGTGCCAAATAATATCCTGACGCAAATACCAACCATCATTTTGTAATGCAAAAGCAACTCGAAAAGGGATACCAATAAGGTCTTTTTGTTTTAAATTATTTACAACTTTTCCTCTACCCCTATGTTGATTTGTTTTTAACATTGAAGTTTTTCCTATTCTTCCAAAATCAAAATTTTTCTCTGTATGTTTTTTGTAGGCATTGCCAACATTGTCTGAATTACCACTTGTTCCCATTGGTCTTGAACTACAATAACTATCGCCAAGATTTAACCAAACAGTACCATCATCACGCAAAACTCTTCTGACTTCACGAAACAACTTTACCAGATTTTCTGCAAATTCCTCTGGTGTTTCCTCTAAACCAAGTTGTTCATCTTTTCTAGTTGCACCACATTTAGGACATTTAGATTTATAGATTGCATCACCTACAACACTTCCCTGATCGAACATTCCTTTATGACCAGTAGCAGTGTCTTTGCTTATTTTTGTTGTTCTCATATGTAGACAATCTGGATCACCTCCCTGCCATTCAGCAGTTCCATAATCTCTTAAACCCCAATAAGGGGGCGAGGTAACACAAGTATTTACAGACTTATCTTTTAAAGAAGATAAAGTTTTTAAACAATTTCCTTGAAGTATTTTTATATAAGTTGCAGTCATGTTTACATATCCTGCTCTTCAAAATACGCATCTTTAATGATAGATGCTACTACAACTCCTATATCTGTTTTCATGTCACTAGCTTCTGCTATAAGCCAATCAATTTCTTCTTTATTAAGGTGGTCAAATATATTGCCCACCTTAACATTGAGTTTCATCATGTAATATCTATTTACATATGGAATAGGCATTACTTCAACCTTTGCTCACCTTTAAGAACAAGTACATTACCTGCTAAAGGGATTTTGCAAAATTCTTTTGCAGCCTCATTTAATTCAAGACCAATGAGTAAACCCTCTTCATTAATAATAATATCTACGTCCTTAATCCTAGTTTCATTGTGGTAAATTTCCGCAACACACTCAATTAATCCACCCACGATAGTTTGTGATTCTTTAAGTGTAGGAGCCTCTTTGCCTTGCCAAAAAACTACCTTTGGCTTGCCTTCTTCTCCTTGTACGGAAATATTTTTTAATAGATTTGAAAATTTCATAGCGGAATCAACAATTTGCATTTTTTTACCTCTTTTGTTTAATTAATATACCAACTTTTACCATAGATTACCAAATATGGTCAAGTGCTATTTTCTAAAATAGCTCTAATTTTATCAGCCTTCTCTTTTGGCAAATATCTTAGATCGGATAAAATTCTTTGGATAGCTAGTCTTTCACTCGTATCGGTCATTTGTTTTACCTTTCTAATATTGTTGGTCTTGGTGGGGGAATATCCATGTAGTTATATCTTGAATAACATTGGTCTGATAATTCCCCTTGTAAGTGCATCACAACTTGTACACATAGATCGTAATCTCTAAATGCTACTGCAACTATTTCTAGCGTAGCCGTAAAGAATACCATCATGTACGTTTCTATAACTAACATTAGTTATAGTTCTTTTTTTTCCAACCACTCTCCATTCTTGTAACAAGTTCTCTGAGTGCGTTGATTAAATCAGTCTTTATTATAGATGCTAACTCTTTATCAGGATTGGATTTATCAGTTTCCTCTTCCAACCTTCTGTTGAGTTTTTTAATTCTATCCTTTAACTCCTCATCAGTCATTCTGCTCTCCTTAAATTTAAAAATTAAATTTTTTATAAAAATATATTATTTCTTTAGCTAACTTTCTTGCATTAGCTAAAGAAGTATCAGGGTAACTGCCAAAGGTCTTACGAACCTTACGACCATTAACCATTCTCATTACAAACCAACTTTTTTTACCATGTGGTGATATACGAATACCTAAACCTCTAACTTTAGAGTCAAAAATATCGTATCGCTTATCAAGTAATTCGATATTAGCGATATCGGAAAGTGGTGTTGTGACCATCTTAGGCATCATTTTTTCCCTTATAATTTATTTTCTTTTACATTTTGGTCAAAGTGAAAATCTCTGTCTTCTTTTGATGTGTAAAAATATTCGTCATCACTAAAAATACTGTCACAATTAATTTGATTAAGGATTTTTTCTATAGTTGTTTCAAACTTAGATTTATCAAATAAATTATATGCGTATATCTTCATCATTTTCTCCTTTATAAATTGTTTTTCTGCCTTCAATATAGTCCTCATAAGGAACCACAAATTCTTCTGGTTCCTCATCAGGTTCATCACGGACTGCGTTATTGTCCATAATCTCTTTATTCGCTTCTTCTTCTGTAGCGTATAGAATAAGATTGTTATGCTCATCTCTTTCGAGTGCTTGCCAACCGTTACAAATCGTATCGACAACGATTACATACATTACGCACCAACCTTTTCTAATTTTTCACATCTATCAGTTGTGTCTTTCCAAATTTTCTTTTCAATTTCACCCCAACCATAAGTATCCATAGCTTTACGCATTACTCTTTCAGCGGTTTCTGTCCATACAAGAGCGTTCTTTCTTGCATAAATCCAAGCATGAATTTCTTTAGTTCGAGTTCCCCATTGAGCACCTTGATAATCTCCCAAGATATGCCCAATCTCATGTAAAGTGCTTACATAGTAGCCAGTATTTTTAGTAGGTCTTACATGAATTTCTTTAGTTGCAGGACGAGCATAATAGTTTGGTCTTTTAGCTTTTAAAGTTTGATAACGAACAATAAGATTATGCTTCGCACAAATTTCCTGGATATGGATTGCCATATCAATTCTTTTTACTTTTGCTTTCATTTTTTTACCTTTTTTTGTTTAACTCTATCCCACAAAATATGGAATAATTCCCACATTATGCCAGATAAAAAATATTGTCAACAAAAAAATAAAAAAAAAGCGGTGGCTTTTACACCACCGCTAGTTAAACAACACAAAAGGCGATTTTTAAATCTACGATCAATGGGAAATGAGTACCCAACCATTGACTTACAGCCAATTTAAAAATCTAAAACACTATATAATATTTTTTGCAACGATTGCAAGTTTTTTTTACATTCCAGTAACAGGCTCGTATTCTCCTCTACTCAATGGGCCATCTTCAACACCTATCCATGCTTCAGGACCAGAGTTATTTAATCTATATCTTCTGGCTCTACCAGTGGCTTCAAGTTCAAGATATAATTCACAATACCAACTTTTCTTAAAATTCTTTAATTGTACTGGTACAGATGGTTCATTACTTCTCGCTTCAAAAATTCCATCTTTACTTCATCATCTTTGATAGTTGCGTTAAGTTGTTCGGTTTTATCAACCAGGAGTCCTGTATTCATATCTCGAACAAATTTTCGGATTTCACGGTCTGCAGGGCCATTTGATTTCACAACAGCTCCATCAAAAAACATATTTCTTTTGTATTCCATTGCGATTAACTTTGATCTTTTATCACCTTCAGCGTGTCTTACATTCCAAACTGCATACGCAAACCGAACACCGTCCACCAATGCAGATGTACCTCTAATAAGATTCCGAGCTTCTTCAGGTGTACTAGGTGGGTCATTGTCCTTAATCTTAGCCATATGGTGACACAACAAGACTGTAGCTCCTGTTTCTGTAGCCATCTTAGCAGTTAAACCCATAAGAGCAGCCCCTGCCGCAGGATCAGCATTTACATCAGCGTGGACAAAAGACGCTAACGGATCAAACACAATCAGCTTTAAATCTTTAATTTGTAGCAACTGATCGTAATACTTATCGAACTCCTCGCCAGTATGATAGCTTTTATCAGAACCAGACTGCATAATAGGAAACACACCACCGTAATTAGGTAATGGTATGATTTTCATGTCATGCTCATAGTTAAATCTCTCGTTATCAGGGTCTAGCCTTTGTATTCTCCTGTGTACCTCTGCTTCGTCATCTTCAGCCGTAAACACAACTGTATTTCCGAAAGATGCTATCTCACCTCCAAAAGCACTCTGCATTGGCTTACCAGATGCTATTTTCATAGCTAAATCCATAGTCATCATACCTTTACCAGAATCACCTGCCGCAGCAAAAAGTGCAGGAACACCCAAAGGCATCACATTATTAACCACGAACTTCTGCTCTGGTGCTTTGTCCACGAACCTACGAATAGATAGACTGTCATCAAGTAAGTTTACCGACTTCTGAACCTTCTGCCGAGCATCATTTAGGAAACTGCTAACATTAAATCCTTCTGCAACCGCATCTGAAGCATCCCATCTTTCAGGCTTACCTTGTGGTGGTGTCAGCATAGTGACCGACTTAGCCCCTGCTTGCAGTGCCAAGTGTTGTATTAAATCAGCAACCTTCTTACCTGCTTTATCGTTATCAGGCCACAGTATGACTTCTTTGCCGTTGAGAGGCGAAAAATCATAGCTAGGAGCCGAGTTCTTGGATAACATACCTGCACCACCCATATGACACGTTGCCGTAAATCCGAGTGAATTTAGAGCGTCTGCACACTTTTCACCCTCGACCCATATAACTCTGTCAGATGAAGATATGTTCGGTATATTATATAATGGGCGTACATCAGGCATCTTTGGATACGGATTATTTGCCGTAAACTGCCTAAACTCTTTTTTGGGCTTACCACTTGCATCAACCTCAACATTACCGAAATCATCACGAATATTGTATCTACGAACTGTCGCTAATACCTCACCATCTACGGATAAATAATGATGTTCCCCATCATGGGGTGTATTTATATCGTATTTTTTCCTAGTTGATTCGTTCTTAAATGGATTCGTTGCTGGGTATTCATGGTGGTTATCTCGAACATTTCTTCGAGTTCCGTCTAGGTAATCTGAAAAATATTCCTTAATTTCAGGAAGTTTCATGTTTCTTCCCTCCATCATAATCTTAACAATACCCCCCACTCCTTCACCACCGTTAAAGTCCGTTCCTTTAAGAAAATAAGGGCCAGGGGTCATATCAATCTTTAATGATTTGCCAGCTTCCCCTGCCAAAGATCCGATTACAAACTGATTTCCTCGAACCTCCCCTTGTGGATATGTCTCTTTTAATATCTCAATTTGTACAGATGCTGGTACTTTTCTGCTAATTTCTTCAACCAAATCTATAGCAGATATACTAGATTTAGTGTTGTCAAAGTGTAAAAGACGCATTATATTCTCCTTATTAGTGACCTCGTTACTTCAGGAGGAGATTTCCCCTCTCCTCCTTTTTTTTATTTCCAACAGGTGCTTTGAAACTCACACCACTTACATAAATGATACTCCCTTGTGTGCGAAATTCTAGGTAGAATTTCAGAAGATTCGGTTGCTGTCAAGATTTGAACACCACGATCACTTATCTTTTGTGCCAGAGCTTTATCAAATGGCACGAGTTCAAAATGTATTTCACTGGTATTTTTATTCACGACTGTAAACAACGCTGGGTTTTCTGTTAAATCCATATATGCTTGGTATACTGCGATTTGTGCTGCGTAAATTTTATTGGCTTGAGCTACACCAACTCGAACAAATTCCTTAAACTTCCTTTCATTTGCTGACTTACACTCCCAGAGCATAGGATATGGTATCTTTATAGGACCTCCACACAGAACACCATCAATATGCCCTCTTATTTTTCCATCAGCAATTTTAAAACCAAATTGTTCGCCTTGTTTGTCCTCTGTGCGTAAGTCGAACCCTGCTGATTGTATCCACCCTGCCGCTTGATATTCTATGTTATGTCCGAACTCAAATATTCTTAAAGTCTTAGCATTAAATTCTTTTTCTTTATCTGGCTCCATTCCCATAAAACGATATTGTATCTTCCGAACACAATCATCACCTAGAGAAGAACCTCCGATATAACTTCTTTTTGGCCTCGTCTTATTATCAGCAACGATAGCGTTATCAATAGCCTCGTGAAACTGTTCTACAATATCAGAACGGTATCCCTGCTGACGGAGGCCAATGTCCTCCTGACCACTTAACGTGTTCAAGTTCAAGATTTTGGATGTCTTTGTGACCATAGGTTATACTCTTCGCCTCCTGTATTATAAATATTAATGCTCTCATCTGTTCTTCAGTTAATTCAGACAACTTCGTATCCCAACCGACATTGCTACAAAAATTCGCAAATGCAGGTATAGGTTCTATAACTCCACTGTCTGTTTTTGGATTAAACTTCAATGATATGTCTCCCCTTGTTCCATGTTAAAAACATTTGAAAACTCTGAAGATGCTATAGAGTAAACCCTTGTTTTATCCTTATGCTGAACTGTAACTTCACCAAATACAAAGTAAGCATTTTTAATGTCTTCTTCTTTTTCAATCATAGAATAAATTTTATCTTGTAGCTTATTTTGTAAATCGCTAACGGAATATGACATCCCTTCTCCATGTGCTATATTCATTCTACTAATAGCTTTAACGCTATTTTTAAACATACCTAAATCGGAAGTCATCATTTGCATATCTATATGTATTTCAAACCTTTCCATCTGATTCTCCTATTTTAGGAGCATGATACCCCTTTTTAATTCCAAAAGCAGGATGTCCAGACCAAAATCCTTCTATCCATTTGTAAGGTTTACCGTTTTTGTACATGAGATTTTTATGATGCGGTTCAGCCTTTCTGGGATGACCCCTAGTATAATGAAGAGGCATATTCCATCCACCACGTTCATTTTCATTTACAAATACAGTGCTTTCATCAACATTCCATGTGATTTTATGCCATGCTTCCAAAGGAATATTTTGTTCACGCTTCATTTGTTTTCTCTGTGCTCTAGTTCCTGCGGTTTCAGATACAATAAAACGAGGGTTGTTAATCAACTCAAAAGAACCTGCAATAGCTAAAATTGTATTTGACATATATTTCATCTTCTCTTCATCCCAATTATCAATCTCTTGATCGGAATGAAAAAATGTACCCTTATCTGGATGATAAGAACCAATTTTAGTAGGTGGAAGAACTGGAGAAACTAATGTAATTGAAGTCATACCATCTTCATAGTATGTGGTTAAATACCCTGAATTTGGAACTGTGCCAGATTTAATTTCAGGTATATCAACACGAATGTAACACAATCTTGAGGGTGGTCTTGTAAATTTACTAAAACGTGATTCGCTGTGCAGAATATCATGGTATTGATCTCCCCACTCTGTAAGCATATCGTTAAATTCTTCACCCATGTAATATAAATCACAATTCTTAATATGCTCAACAGCATCCCTTTGAGACATTTTTTCTTCAAATGTATATTCATCACTATTAAGACAATGCCTATAAATCTTTAAAGTATCATCAATGGTTTCAATAAATCCCACACGATATCCAATTTTTGATGTATCACTCATTTTGCTTTCTCCCCTAACAAAGCACCATAACCACATATATCTATGGCACTGTCCTCATGATTGGGGCTGTGGATAAGTCGGCCTAGTTTAACCGCTATCATGCACTGATATACTTGCTCTGGTGTTATTTCTTTTTGTAATATAACAGACCATAATCTCGCTATATTATTGTGATTTTCATAAGCCTCGCCATAATCCTTATGACGATCACCATTTATTTTACTTTTTGCTTTTTTCAAAATTTCATTACGCTGCATTATCATATCCATTTGTTATAACAATATTATCAATAGCCTGATTATTCCAATGATAATTTAACCAACAAGCGGCTTTATATTTATTCCAAGAAAAATCAACCTTATCTACAAAAACTCCATACCTAGCTAAATGCTCACGTTGTTTGTCTGATATTAACTCGTTTAACCAACGCTTGCTTTTATTAGCTCCATTAGATGTTTCAATCTGACGTAAGAAATCATCTGCAGATGCAATAGCTTGCACTTTCGTTCCAATAGCAACAGTCCTTGTTTGTCCATTCTTCTTCTTAACCATAGCAATAGAGTTTTCTCCAAGTGTGGCAATAAGACCAAAACCATTAAATCCAGAAGCCATAAGCATCTTCCCATTGCCCATCATATCTATCCAACGAAAAGGAGAACTATCGAACACATCAATCTCTGTCATCACAAAACGTGACATCTCAGCGTTTTCACCTATCATGCCTTCAAATACATGACCACAAACAGGACACTCTTTTACATTAATAGGAATTACAGAATCACACGCTGAACATACTTTTGTAGGTGCATCACCACCTGTCTCTTTATCTTTACCATCTAAATCAACTGATTCGTCAATAGAACCATGTGTGAGCAGACTGTAACCAAAGTCAAGAACGACACAATCTTTCTTCACAACACCTGGATATAGCTCTGGGTCTATTGTTCGTAACCCTCTACCAATCATCTGTACCATTGTTGATTTATATGAACATGGCCTCATAAGCACGATACAAGACACAGGAGGGGCATCAAACCCTTCAGTAAGCACTGCTACATTCACAACGACTTGCACATCTCCATGCTCCAAATCTTCAAGTATTTGCCGCCTTTCTTCTTTAGGTGTATTACCTGTGACGATCTCTGCGTGAACACCCTCTTCTATAAACTCCTCATGTAAATTTTCAGCGTGAGCAATAGTCGAACAAAATATAACAGTCTTTCTGTCAGACGCTTTATCTTTCCACTCTTCTACAACTCTTTGGTTAATAACTCTCTTGTTCATAATTTCTTCAACCTGACCCATATCGAAATCGTCAGCAGTCTTACGAACATGACTTAGTTCATCTTGAACACCCACATCAATTACAAATGTTTTGGGTGGTACAAGAAATCCCTCACGAATGAGAGTAGCTACTTCAATTTGATGACAACAATTATTAAATACATCTCTCAAACCTTTACCATCACCTCTGTTAGGTGTAGCCGTAAAACCTACAATCTCTGCTTTTTCGTTGTCAGTTCTAACTTTATTAATAACTTTCTTGTAAGTTCTGGCTGCAGAATGATGGCTCTCATCAATAACGAGCATATCAAACGGCTTCATCTTATTTAAATTATTGTTTCTGGATAATGTCTGAACCATGCTGAACACCACATTACCTGTAAAATCTTTTGTTGTTCCATCTACCACAGAAGTAGATATAGATGGATTTACATTTTTAAACTTTATACTGTTTTGAGAAACAAGTTCATCTCTATGTTGTAACACCAAAACATTTTTATTTTTCTTATGTCTTTCGCCAATCAATGCAGACAACATAATTGTTTTCCCTGCTCCAGTTGGAGCGACAACAATCGTATTAGAATGTTCGTCTAATGCTTTGTTTGCTGAATTGATAGCTACCTCCTGATAAGGTCGTAACATCATATCGTCCTCTTTTCTTTTGTATGTTGGGGGGTTTAACGGCCCACTCCCCCCTGCAGTGGTATGCAACTAGAGTCTATGGAGACTTGCCGTTGCTATTACTTTGCCCATGATGGTACATTCCCTTGAGGAGCTTGTCCACCTCCTTGATTAATAGGAGATGGATTAGGAGGTGCAGTATTACCTCCAACGCTAGTACCTATATAATCGGCATCTTTTGGTGTTAAAGCAACCATCAATTTATTAGAATCCTCATAACCATTCGTACCTTTCTTGATACCAATTTTCATGCAGAACTCTTTACTATTAATATCTTCAATGCCATTAAGGTTTCTTAACCTTTGAGCATTTTCAGACTGATCTGATGGATCAAGGCCATTTATACTATCTATCATTGCTCTTAGAGTACTCATACCGATCTCATATGCCACAGGTTTATTTGTATTGGGGTTCATCTTATCCCCATCAACAAATAGCCTATCCCATACCTTTCGTTTATCAAACTCACCACCGATAATAGTAAATTCTAACTCCACCCACTTTGCTTTGGTAGATGCTGAGTAATGAAATGATTGTGTTTTACCAAACATCTCCATTACATGAGTTCCAGGTTTAATGGTTATAGCTGCCCTAGCTACAGTTCCAGCAGGAATTAAACTGAAATCATTACTAGGTACAGAACTAGATTCAAAGTCATTTAAATTAAGCGTCATTGGAAACTCCTTCTTTCGCTTGTTGAGATTTAGGGTCAACAAAATCAAGTGTTCTTTCCGACTGTGGAATACCACCACTCATCTTTGTTAACAGTTTACCGAGATGTGGTTCCTCTACAACGTCAAGTCTACCAGACCTGTCCTTTGCAGGATAACCCCACTCATTTAATGTTTGACAGACAAATGCTCTGTATGGTCCTACAGTTTCATCTCCTGTCATTACAGCCATTGTTAATACTTCATCAACAATGCCAGGCAGTTCACGACCTGTTTTCGATCCTTCGATTTGCAGTTCGTAAATTTTGCGATTGTAGTCGTCTATTCTTTCATCAAGAATACCGACAAAGATTACATTCTTTTCTCGAATGTGTTGTAAGTGTGTCAACCAAGCCATCATCTCACGACCATGTTGACCATATGCTGCACGAGTATCTAACTTACCAGTTCGATCTGATTTGTTTTCTGGTTGCATTTGACAGAACTGAAAGCACAACCGACCTGCGACTGTAATACTGTCAATAAACAACGTAGCATATTTTTTAAGAGTTTCAGTTGGATCACCGTATGTCTGAACAACATAATCATAATGTGCTTGGCTATATGGTTGATCGTCTGATAATGATGGGTTCGCCCCACCTAGATAGGTTGCAAAGTCACGGCACTCTGTCCATGTCTGCGGTCTTATGACATCTATAGGCCATCCTTCAATAGCTGAGTCTCCTGCCTCCAGATCCATAAATAATGTAGTATCAGAATCAAGAGTTCTGGCAAGAGTGGTTTTACCCACTCCTGCCTGTCCTACGATGACCATTTTATGACCTCGCTTCTCTTTCATCCGTTCTTCTGCTGAGATAATCTTTAATCCCATATTAGTTCTCCTTTACTTCAGAAATAGTTATTGTGCCTTCCTTGACAATTCTAGCATCAACGAAAAGCTCTTTGAAATTGTCGTCTAAGTTTTTGTAAACAGTTTCATCAACCTTCACGACATACTTAATTAAGGTGTTCGCTACGGTTGGATCTAATTGATTACCAATCTCTACAAGTTTTTTTTGATCCCATTCAACTTTTTTAGAGATTGTTACTTTTGCTTTACCCTCTGGTAAGTTTACAGTTGTAGTACCAAAGTCTTTCTCTTCAGAACCCAACTGTTCTTTACCAACAGGTAAATACAAATCTTTAATTTGATTATCTATTTCGCTCAACTTCTTCTTTTCAGCGTCAATACGAGCTTTGATATCCTCTCTTTGAGAGAATAAATTATTTGCTTTAAGCATCATGTACTCCATAAATTAATTCTAGTTGCACTCACCAACATATGCAGTCATTGCAATTAAGTCAAGGGGTAGATGTTATTTTTTTTTGGAAAGATATATATCTATGTTGTGAACGGCCTTCATAAGTTTCTTTTTTAACTTAAATTCTGGCGTTTCAAATCCTTTGGCATCTTCTACGATTTCTTTTATTTCGCCATCAGGTGATTCTTCTTTGTAAACGAAATCTGCTATGTATTTACAAATTTTAATATCGTTAACAACAATGTCATACTTAACTTGCAGTTCTAAATCAGTAACAATACCACCACGTTCCATAGCCCTTAATTGACCATATCTTTCTGACTCCCACTTGGAATCAAAGGTAATGCCATCAACAATAGTTTTTTTTGCACCAAACTTACTTGACTTTTTAAATTTAAATCTGGTATTATATGGTAATTGATTAATCATTTATGGGAAGAATAGCAAAATGCCAGATATAAGTAAATACAAAAGCGTAGGTATGAGAATAGAGAGTTATGAAAAATTAAAGAAACTTTCAGAAGATGAAAGACGTTCAGTTGGACAACAAGCTTCTAAATTAATTGATGAAGCGTATGATAATAAGTATAAAGCGAAAGCTGGCATTGCTTCTAGTTTAGTTCTTCAACAAACCAGCACTACCTAAACCACCTAATAGAGAAGCTGCTACAGCAGGATTTTGTGCGGCTCTCTGTCTTATATTAGCATTATATCTTTGAAACTCATTTTCTCCACTAATAGGGGTTGGTTGTGTGGTTATATTCTGTGGTAACTGTGGTTGTGGTCCAGGTTGTTGATTAATATTAAACATATTTTGAGATTGGTTTGCTTGATTTTTAATATTAGCTAACTCCTGACTTATCTTTGAATTATCAATAGATGTTTTTAACTGTCTAGTGCTTTCCTGCATGACTTCATTAGTTGTTTGAGCAGAACTTTGTTTAAACATATTTGATACTGCTTGTGCTAATATTGTTCTTCTTTGTGAATCTGGAAGACTTTTTGTAGCACCATTCACTCTTGATAATTGCTCTAATGCTCTTCTATTTGAAACTAAATTACCTAGAATACCAATTCTAGCTATCTTACCAACATTATTTAAAACATTTGCTGTCATGTTACTTGCTACTAAATTACTATTAGGAGTGTCTTTTGCAATAAATTTCATTATTCTTGAAAATTCTCTTAAATTTTCAGAAAAAGTTTTTACTATTTCAACTTTCCCTTTAGCATTTATTGTTTTTGTTGCATACTCATCACCTGCGAATATAACATTTAATTTTTTTCCTGGAACACCTGGCATATTGGAAAATGTACCATCAGCTTTATCTATTGCTTTAGCTACATCTAATAAAGTATCTTTACTAACTGTTGCACCAACACCATCAAACATTGTATCTAAATAATGTTTTTGTATCGTAGCTAAACCTGACGGATCATTTTTTCTGAAGTAATCCATAATTACTTTTAAATCATCAAAAGCAACACCATTAGCACTTATTACATTAACTGCTTCATCTGCTGAAGGTTTAGGTCCTAATTGCCTTATCTGTCTTAGTATTTTATTAGTCTGTAATTCACCAACTTCTTTTCCAATTTGTACTGCTTCATCTAGAGCTTTTACAATGCTTTTTTCTACAGTTTGACCAGGAGTGACATCTTCAATTTGTTTTAAAAGATTAATATCAATTTTAGATGTTTTTAAATTATTAAGTTGTTTTGCTTTTGCTATAATAGATTGATACCCTGCAGGAGTGAATAACACATCTCCTGTTTTACCTAAATCTGTTACTTCTTTTAAAAATTGTTCAGGGTTTAGTATGTTTGGATTTATACTACCCATACCAGAACTTTCTAGTTTGGACTTTACCCATACATCGCCAATTTGATTTTTTAATTTTGCATATTGAGCTTTACCTTGTTTACTGTAACCAAAGGCTTTTTCTAAATTTTTAAATTTACCAGGCTTATTGTTACGCACAATGCTTAAGGCAAAACCTTCTAAATTTTCTGGCTTCACATTTGGAACACCAAGTCTATTGTTTTCTCTTATTACTTTTATTATTTCTTTTGAACCCATAGCATCTGCTATATCATCAAATGCGCTCATTCCACTTTGATACCATTTTTTTGCACCAGGCCATTCTTCAGCAGCTCTTGTTATTGCTCTTAAACCATCATCGCCAACTGCTTTAGTTATATCATCAGAGTATAATAAAATATTGTTTTTGCTCAAAAGATTGTCAAACTCATTCATGGCTGACTTATAATTTTCAAACAAATTACGATTGTTTCTAACAGCATTTACAACGTCTTCACCTAAAAATCTTGTGTCACCTCTTATGGCAGACATAATTTGTTTTCTTGCGTTATAAGCCTGAGAAAAACTTATCTTTCCATTACTTTGTAATCCAGGTGATAATTCTCTTATTAAGAATTTATATGCTTGATCTTCAGCAGAATTTCCCAAAGCAGATACTGGTCTTCCCAAACTAGCAACAATGTTTTCCCCTATCTCACTTATGGCTCCAGCAGGTATGACACTAGCACTTCCTAAACCTGATTTACTTTCTAAAACAGCATCTATGTTTTTCCATTTTTCGGTAGCTAGTCTGTCAAATTCTAATAAACTATCAGATAATTGATTATATAAATCATCATCTATTCTAGCATTACCTGCTAAAGAACGATTTAATACATCAGCAGAATCTTTTATAGCAACATCAACTGCTTTTCTTGCTTTTTCCTCGGCAACTCGATATTTTGCTAATGATGCATCATCCAAACCTTTTAATAAATCTCCAAAATTTTGAGCACCAGATTTTTTCATTAAATCTGATCTTATTTTATTAAATTCACCTACATCTTTTTTCATTTGATTTGCGTTGTTAACAGTTCTTTTAGACGCACCATATACTGCCTCTTGCATACTTTCTACTTTTTGAACCATTGGGTTCATACCCATTGCAGAGGTACTAGGTTCATATCTTCTTTCTACTGCCAATGCTGCATCTTGTACGGCTCGACTATCTGTTCCTTCTTTTAGTATACCTGCTCTAGGTTGTAGACCTTTGAATATTAAAAATGGTGCTCCAAATAAAAGTTCAGCACCACCAGCAAATAAACCTTCTCTTGTAGCTTGTTTTAATATCTCATCACGAGTTTGTGTAGATACATTGTATGATTTTTCCATTTGCTCTTCTATTAAAGAGCCACCAAATGCACCTGTAAAAGCTCCTATTGCAGAACCAAATAATGTTCCAAAGCCAGGTGCTATAGCAGTTCCTACACCTGCACCCTTTATGGCTCCTGTAACAGCACCACCTACTTCTGGAACGATACCAGCTAAATCTGCAAAGTCATAACGACTAAAACCAGACTCATCTATCAAAACATTTTTATCTGTTTCTAAACCTGTCTTTTTAGCACCAGACGGTGTGAGTGCTAATCGACCTCTACTATCTCTTATGTAATCTTCTGGTAAAAATCCAAACTCACCAAGAACTCTATTTTGTTCTTTGTTCTCATCAACTATAGATAAAGCAGCTCTTAATTTAGCATCCTTTATTCCAGTTGTAGTATCAAATGTCTGTTCTTCTTTTTGTTCAATTGGAGACTTTGCAAGATTAGAAAGTTTCATTTTAGGAACTTCAGTATTTATAACTCTATGTATTTTTAATAATTCTGTAGGAGATGGTTTATCTCCTTTAATTGTGAAGTTAAGAACTCCTGCTTGTGTATTTACGCTAACAGTTCCCATTACTCATCACTTACATCAAAGCTATATCCTTGATAACTTGACATTATCGGATTAATAGATTCAATTAGTCCTGCTGAAATTGCTTGTTGTGTTCTTTCAAAAGCCTCTAACCCACTATCACCCTCTGCATAAAAATATCTTTGAGTCATATTGTTTAATTCATCTTCTGTTGTTCTTAAAGCGTCTTTAAAAGGTTTTCTTAATTCTCTTACTCTAGCTTTATATTCTGCAGGGTTTGTAAATATATCAATTTTACCAGCTTGTGTTTGCAAAAGATCCATATCTATATTTGATATACCATTACCAGTTTCTTGACTTAAAAATCTTTTAAATCTTGCTAATAAGGCATCTCTAAGAATTGTAACATTAGATTCTATAGACACACCAGCAAACTTATCTCCATATCCTTTTAAATTTTTTACTTCTGAAAAAAGTTCTTTAGCATCACCTATACCCATTGCAGCCATTACACCTTTTGCTTTACCCATAAATACTGCTCCAGATGTTCCTAGAAAATTTTCTTCTCCCTCTTCTGCTAAAAGAGTTAATAAAGAATCCATTTGATTTAAGGCAGTTAAACCATCACTAGCCTTACGGTGAGCAGCAACAATAACCTTTGCATCTGCAGGTGCGTTTGTATATATAGTTTTACTTCCTTCAAGAGCAGTTGTAATTTCATGTTTAGTAGAACCAACTTGTATAGTTTTAGTACCAGGACTTTTTATTTCAGTAGGATCTTTACCTTCAAGTAATGCTTCTTGATATTTTTGTTTCATCTCTAATTCTGCTTCGTAATTCTTAAGAAAAATTTCTCTTTGAAAAGCATCATGTGCTGCAGCAGTTGCAGCAGCAGAATCTTCATCTCTTTTAACCATATCCAAAGCGTATTTACCAGCAGCTAATCTCTCAGCTTTAGCTTGTTTCTTTGCTTCCATAAGCAGTGGTTGAGCTTTTTCACCAGCTTGACCGATACCACGCAATGCTGCACTAAACCCTTTACCTGCTCTGTTTTGTAGTAATGCTAGACCAAATGCCATAAGAGCATCACTCTTATCTATCTTACCAGATGGATCAATTCCTGTAGCCTCTGCAAATTCTTTTTTATAATCCTCAAGAGTTTTACCTTTAGCAGGAGTATCAGATATTGACTGCATTGTTTGCATATAAGCGTCTTGAAGAGCTACTCCTTCCTTTTGAGTCAAATCACGTTCAATAACGTCTGACTCATCTTTAGTGCCACCTAACCTATCTTCTACATACTCATCAGGCAATCCGCTTGTATTTTCTATCTTTCTATTTTGACGATCAAATCTAATACCTTCAGGAGGAACTTGCCCAAATTTAGTAATATCTTGCATTTCTTTTAAAGGTTGTTCCTTTAAAGATTCTTGCAACGCAGATAAATCTTTGTCTATTGATCTTAAATCAAATTTAGAAATGTTTTTAAGAGCTTCTGAAGAATATTTTGGAATAATTCCCAAATTATCAAAACCACCAAATTTTTCTAACTGTGCTTTATTAAATTCTGATGTAGTGTTTCTAGGTGTTAACTCAGGAGGACTTTTTCTAAAAAAACTTTTTGGACCTGCACGTTGATTTAATCTTTGTTGCTCTGCAATGTTTTCTGCAATTTCTTTAGCAGATTTTTCCATCATCTCACCAGAGTAAAATTGATCTGCTAAATCAAATGATTTTGCACCTAATTCAGGGATAAAAGGACTTATACCAAATCCAAACAAATCAGTTAAAGCACCAGTACCATAATTAATTCCTTTTCCTAAAGCATCAGAAATTGACTCTACACCAGATTTAATTTGTCTTTCAGCACTCGCTGCGTCCTCTAAACTTTTTACAGTTGGACCACCAGCAAAAGACTGACCGCTTAAAAGTGCTTTTTCAAAAGCTGAAAGTTTGGTCATAACTTCTCCTATGCCGTTTGTTGATTAAGACCTTGAATAGTGCTATACGCTCCAAGACCTTGTAAAAATGGGTTAGCAGGAGGTAAATAAGTATCTCTATATACATTAGTTAATCCTGCAGAAGGCGTTCCTGACAAGTAACCCATACCTATTTGTGCTGGCATTAATGCAGATTGCAATGGTAACATCATATTTTTTCTATAATTATCAAGTATGGACTGTTCATAAGATTGTTGTGCTCCACCTAGTCCTGACATTAAATTAACATCAGCACCTGTTAACTGACCATATAAGCGTCCTAAATCTCCTGACTGACCGCCCAAAGTACCTAAAGCACTACCAAGACCTCCAGTTAATCTTCCAGCCTCTAGGTTGCGTTTTTGCTCGTCTGCAAAGGATGTGAGAGCAGACTTCATAGCTCTGTCATATCCACCTGCCATCAACTTACTTAATGTATCGCTCTTAGCATCTTGTATCTTACCCTCTGTAGCCGCTTCTTGTATTCCTGCTCTACTACCTCCAAAGGCTCCTCTTGATGCAGCTTTCGCTCTTTGACCCATCAAAGCTTGTTGTCCTTGCTCATCTAGCTTTCTTAAAGCAGGATCAACAACCTGATCCATATATGGGTTCATAAACTTTTCTACTTCAGAGCTAGGATCAAACGATCCTACACCTGAACCGACTAAATCTTTTGCTGTGTCAAAATAACCAATGCCTTTCTCCATAGCTTGTGAGCCTGTATCAATGTAATCTTTGTATCTATCTTGAAAACCTTCACCGCCAACATAGTCTAAAAGAGTTTTTTGAATATCGGTATAAGGAGCTATTTTATATTCAGGTAAATCAAAATAACCTTTCTCTTTACCTAAAGGTCCTAATATTCCTGAGTACGTTCCTGAATCTGGGTCATAACCAAAAAGATAATCTAATATACCTTTTTCCAGAGTTTCAATATACTCTGGTTTTCTCTGTATAGTCTCTACAGTTCCGTCAGATGCAGTCATTATGCCATCCCCTCTAGTTTATTCATCATATTATAAGCTCTTTTTATACCAACTTCATTATTGCCACCACCTAAACCTTTTACTGCATCTTTAGTCAAAACAAATTCTCCTGCAGTCAACATGGCTGGAACATCATCTTTTGTTCCAGAACCTTCACTTGGGCTTATACCACCATCTCTTCTAGGAAAATTAGCTACGCCACCTAAATTATATGGCATAAGTGGTATTAGCTCATCCGTTCCACCAAAAGGTCTTGGCTTTCTCTCCTCTCCTTCATCTCCTCCAAAAAGATATGGTAATAGCGTAAACATACCAAGCTCACCTAACTTACTATTTAACAAAGAACCAATGCCAGAATCTAATGGTAAGCCGAACATTTTTGCGACTTCACCAGACATCGTATTAGCAGCAGCAATACCTTCTGAAGCAGCTTTTGCATCTGCAACCGCTTTCGCACTTGAAGCACTTTTTGCCGCTTCACCAGACGAACCACCAATTAGATTACCTAAAATATTTGTTCCACCTAATGTTCCAGAACCTATTCCTGCCATCAAAGCATCTTTTAAAGTGTCTTTATCTTTTCTACCTAACAACTTAGATGTTATACCACCACCTACTGCACCAGTAAGCAGTTTGCCAAGCATACTTGTACCAACTTCTTTACCTAATAATGAACCAATACCAGTTTGAACTACGTTGCCTAGTGCTGGACCTGCTAATGCTGCTAAAATATTGCCAATCATCTTTTTCTCACATATTTAAAAAAATATATATCATTATCTGTAATTTGTAAATTCTAATATACTTGCAACAACATGAAGTCTATTTGCAGTTGCTGCCGTTGCTT